CCTGAACCCGAAGGCGATCGAGGATCTGATCGCCGCGGCGAACCAGTCGAAGCACCCGCACGGCGCACTGGTGTTCTACATGGGCACCCCGCCGAGGCCGACGGATCCGGGCGAGACGTTCGACATCAAGCGCGCGAAGGCTCTCGCTGGGTTGAAGCCGGGATCGATCCGCGGAGTACTCACCGGCGGCAGCATGCTGTTCGTCGAGTGCTCCGCTCATCCGAGGATCGGCCTCGAGGGTGGCCCGTCGCTCGACGACCGTGACGAGTGGCGGACGGCGAACCCGTCCTACCCGGACCGGACTCCCGAGGAGTCGATGCTCCGGATGCGTGAGCAGCTGCCGAGCGATGCCGCGTGGCGACGTGAGGCGATGGGCGTCACCGACGACAGCACTGCCGGCGGCCTGGACCTGTCGGCCTGGTCGACGATGATCATGAAGCCGAAGGAGAAGTTCTCCGCGGAGGTCTTCGCGCTCGACGTCGCTCCTGACCGCTCGACGGCGTGCATCTCGGTGGCCGGCTGGTCTGGTCGGCGCGTCGCGGTGCAGATCACCGTCGACGGCCGCGGCGTCCCGGACAACCGGCCCGGCCTGGACTGGATCCGCCGGCGGATCCGCAAGCTCGCGAAGGACTCACCGAACGCGACATGGGTGATCGCGCGGCGATCGCAGGCCGCGGCGTACACATCGTTCATCGTCGACACCATCGAGGCTGAGCTCGAGCTGGTGTCATCCGAGAACTGGCCGGCGATGTGCTCGTCGATGGTTGACCTGATCACGACCGGGCAGGCAGTCCACGCCGGCGACCTGGGCGAGTCGTTCGCCGGCGCTGTCCTGGTGAACGTCGGCGAGGAGCAGTTCCGCTGGGGTCGCAAGAAGTCGACGATCGATATCACTCCCGTGGTCGCCGCCACCTTGGCCGCGGTCACCGTGTTCCGCGAAGGCGTTCCATCGACCGGCGACGTTCTCGCCGCATTCAAGTGAGGGAGGTCCCCGCATGCTGACGACTGTCATCGAGACTGTTGGCGAGCTGGTGATCGTGGTGGGGGTCGCGATCGCACTCGGCCCGATCGTCGGCTGGGGCCTGGCGCTCATCGCTGGTGGCGTCTTGCTGCTCGTCCTGTCGTGGCTGCTCGTCAAGCTGGAGGGCAAGCCGTGAGCCGGCTGTTCGGTAGCCAGCGCCGCGACGTCGGCGACACGCTGAACAACCTCGTGCCGCCGCGAGTCTCGACGCACGGCGTGAAGATCCCGAGCGTCAGTCGCTCGATGCAGCACTCGGTCGTGTGGTCCTGCCTCGACCTGCGCGCTTCGATCATCTCAAGCCTGCCGGCGTCGCAGTACCGCATGGTCGGAGACCTCAAGGCCACCATGCCGCCGAGCCAGCTGCTGACGAAGCCAGGCGCCCTGCATGCCGGAGGCCCTCTCGCCCGCTTTGACGAGTGGATGTATGCGAAGGAGATGGACCTCGGCCGGTTCGGCAACGCGTTCGGCCTGATCCAGGCATGGGACGGCGGCTGGGGCGTCCCGACGCGGATCGACCTGGTCCCCGCTGAGCATGTCACCGTGCGGGTTCGCAAGGGCGTCGTGAGCTACATGATCGACGGCAAGGAGTTCTCCTCGACCGAGGTCTGGCACGAGCGCGACCACGTGGTCCCCGGGACTCCCATCGGGCTCGAGCCGATCGGCGCCGCGGCGTTCGCCCTCGCGACACACGTGACGGCTCAGGAGTTCGCGGCCGCATGGTTCCAGTCAGGCGGGATCCCGTCGGCGGTCGTTCAGAAGAAGAAGGGCGACCCCACCGACACTGAGGCGCTCGCAGTGAAGAACCGGCTGAAGAGCACGCTCGCCGCCGGCGACGTCCTGGTCATGGGCTCCTCCTGGGAGTACAACATGGTGGCCGTTCCCAACTCTCAGGCGTCGTTCCTGCAGACGATGCAGGCCAGTGAGCTCGAGATCGTCCGGTTCTTCTCGACGCCGGCGGCGATGGTTGACGTCCCGATCGTCGGCTCAGCGATCACCTACGCGAACATCACGCAGAAGAACCTCGACTACCTCACGATCCACCTCGGCCCCGTGATCTCCCGGCGTGAGGCCGCGCTCGGCGCCGCGCTCCCGGGCCCGCACAACGTCGAGCTCGACCCGAAGGCGCTGCTGCGTCTGGATCCGCAGGGCGTGGCCACCATGAACGCCCTCAAGGTCGACAAGCGCGCGCTCACTCCCAACGAGTGGCGCGCCCAAGATGACAAGCCGCCGCTGGACGCTGACCAGCTGGACCTGTTCAACATCCTGTTCAACAAGACAGTCCCTGGTATTCCCGCTCCCGTAGGAGGTTCCGATGTCCCTGTTCAGTGACGCCGCAGAGCGTCGCGCCGCCCACGTAGGCACGCGTGCCGATCGTCCATCCCAGCGCCGCTGCGCCGAGTTCACCGACTCGCCCCGCGTCGCACTGAACCGCGCCGCGCAGCTGCAGGTTCGCGCCAGCTCGAGCGGCAAGGGCACCCACTTCTCGGGGTACGCCTCGGTCGTCGATCGCGGTTACGACATGTGGGACATGTTCGGCCCGTACACCGAGGTCGTGACCTCGGGCGCGTTCGAGAAGACTCTCGCGATGCCGGGCCTCGACGTCCCCCTGGTGCTCGCCCATGACTCGCTGCGTCGGATGGCCCGCACGACGAACGGATCGCTCGCCCTGGTCGAGGACAAGACGGGCCTGAAGTGCGACGCGCCGGACCTCAACCCGGTCGACGTCGATGTCGCGTACATCAGCCCGAAGATCAGCGACGGCCTGATCGACGAGATGTCGTTCGCGTTCCGCATCGACGAGGGCATCTGGTCGCCGGACTTCACGCAGTTCAACATCAACTGCGTCGACATCCACCGCGGCGACGTCGCGATCGTTGGCTACGGCGCGAACCCGTACACGTCGATGTCTCTGCGCTCCGTGCTCGACAAGGTGCAGGCGAAGCGGGCCCTCGTGCCGGCGGACGTCTCGGCACTCACGCAGGCGCTCGGCTGGATGGTAGCGATCGACGCGATCGCTGACGAGGCGATGGAGTCGCTGACTGCCTACCTCGGAGCCCCGAACCTCGATCCCGACGAGCCCGTCTCCGAGCTCGCCGCTCAGTCGCTCGAGGTCCTCCGCCAGCGCGAGACCGACCTCCGGGCCGCACTTCACCAGGTCGGTGCCCGACCCGTGTTCGACCTGTCCGAGCTCTGACCCCTGAACCTCCCCGCTGAGCGGGGACCTGCACTGCGCCTAGATCACCTGCGCCCTACGGCCTGGGTGGAACTGCCTGGTGGAAACCAACGCAAGTCCACTCCATCGCCTCCTGAAAGGGCACAGATCATGAACATCGACGCACTCATCGCCGGCGTCAAGAAGTACATCGCCGACGAGCTCGCCAAGCGCGAGGCGCAGACCAAGGTCATCGACGAGATCCGCGGCAAGGTGCTCGCCGAGTCCCGCGCCACCACGACCGCTGACGAGGCCGACAAGGTCCGCGCTGCCCGCGCCTCCATCGAGGCCATCGACGCCGACGTCGCCGAGCGTCGTACGCAGCTCGCTGGCTTCGAGGCCGAGAAGGCTTCCGACGAGACCGCGCGTGCGCTCGCCTCCACGCTGGGCACGCCCGAGCAGCGCTCCGGCGTGCAGGTCGGCGCCGAGCCCCGCACGTACACGCGAGAGACTGCCCAGGAGGGCGTCTCGTTCTTCGCGGACGCGTACAACAACCAGCGCGGCAACTCGCAGGCCGCATCCCGCATCGAGCGCCATGCCCGCGAGGTCATGGTCCACGGCGAGATGACCAAGCGAGCGCTCACCTCTGGTGGCGTCGCCGGCCTGGTCATCCCGCAGTACCTCGTCAACCTGGCGGCCCCGGTGCTCCGTGCCGGCCGTCCGGTCGCGAACGCCTCCAACCACCACCAGTTGCCGGCCTCTGGGATGTCGCTCATCATCCCGCGTGGCACGACGGGCGCCTCGGCCGCCGCACAGGCGACTGAGAACACGGCCGTCTCCAACACCGACGAGGTGTGGACGAACCTGACTGTCGCCGTCAACACGGTCTCCGGTCAGCAGCAGATCTCCCGCCAGGCGATCGAGCGTGGCGAGGTCATCGACGAGATGGTCTACGGGGATCTCGCTCGGGCGCACGCGGCCCAGGTCGACAACTACGTGCTCAACGGCACGGGCGCCACCAACCAGCCGTACGGCATCCTCAACACCGTCGGCATCGGCGCGGCCACCGCGTTCGGCGCGGTTCCCGGCCCGGCGAACTTCAACCTGAAGGTCGCCGGCGCGAACACGGCCGTCACCTCGGCCGGTTCGGGGATCTACCCGAAGGTCCTGGTCATGCACCCCCGTCGCTGGGGATGGATGCAGGGCCTGGTCGACTCGGCCAACCGCCCGCTCGTCGAGGCCTCTGCGATGGGCGTCCTGAACGCTCTTGGCCTGATCACGGCTCCGGGTCAGGCAAGCAATGACGGGAACCCGATCACCGGCCTCACGTTCGTCGGCATGCACAACTCGGGCCTGCCGGTCATCAGCGACCTCAACGTCCCGATCAACGTCGGCACCAACGTCGAGGACGTCGTGATCTCCGGCGACACGAACGAGTGGCACCTCTGGGAGGACGGCGACGGCCTGCCGCGCCAGCTCTCCTTCGAGCAGACGCTCGGCAACCAGCTGACGACCACCCTCGTGGTCTACAGCTACATGGCGTTCACCGCGGGCCGTTACCCGGCCGCGACCGCCAAGGTCGGCGGGCTCGACTCGACGGCCACCTTCGGTCTGGTCGCTCCGTCGTTCTGACCGTGAACACGTGATGGGCCGGGGGTTCGCCCCCGGCCCGTCGCAGTCCTCATCCATCCGAGCAAGGAGAAGTCATGTCCGAAGAGATCGTCGCCCACTACCAGAAACTGTCCGAGACCACGGGCGAGTGCCTCGAGTCGATCGCCACCCGCGTCGAGTCGATGGATTCGCCGAAGCTGGCCGCTCAGCTCCGTGAGATCGCCGGAGTCAGCAAGGGCAAGGCCCCGAA